TTTGAATGCTCTTGGATTAAGTGCAACAACTGCTGGCGGCAAGATTAAGACAGCAGATCAGTTGACGCTTGAGATCGCCAATAAGTTTCAGCGAATGGGTAATGATGCCAGAAAAACATCGCTGGCCATGGATTTGTTTGGCCGTGCTGGATCAGAAATGATCCCTATGTTGAACATGGGTGGTAGTGCGATTGAAAACCTCAGCGTCAAAATGACTGAGGCGTTTGCAAGGAAGGCAGATGAATACAGTGACAAGCTGGCAATCCTTAGCGGCAAGGTTGGAGCGCTTGGTGCTGACCTGACGATTGCACTACTTCCCGCCCTGCAATCCGTTACTGATGCTGTCACTGGCTTTGTAACTGCCTTTAATGCTCTGCCGGATGTTGTTAAAAACATGGCCGTAGGCGGTGCTGCTCTTGCTGTTGCATGGGCTCCACTGACAGGCATTCTTAGTTCTGTTGCTGGCGGTATCGCGGTATTGACTACAGCCTTCTCGTCGGTAGTTGGGTACATCACAGCTGTTGGCGTCAGCCTTGAAGGCTTATCTGTGTTGGCTATTGATGCAGGATTTGCATTAGCGTCTGTTCCTGTTGCAGGCTGGATTGCTGCAGCCGTTGCCGGTCTTGCCGCTTTAAGCGTTGCTTTATATCAAAACAGCGAGGGCTTTAAGAACTGGGCCGATACCAGCTTGAATTTTATCAAGGTTCTCGCCAGCGATGGCATGAATACCATGCGGTCTTTTGGCCAATCTTTGGCATCAATGTGGGGCCGATTGGTTGGTGTAGCTCGCGGTGTCGGTAGTGGTATTGCCTCTGCCTTTAGTGGCCCTTTTGGTGTTATAGCAAGCGTTGCCAAGAGCGTGTTTGATTTTGTGGCTCAGAAAATCATGGGCCTATGGAACTTGTTGCCTGCTGGTGTTCGCAAAGCTGTTGGCGGTGTTGGCAGCTATTTCCAAGGTGCATGGAACCGTGCCTCGGGTATGGCAGCAGCGGCAGGTGGTGGCGGTGGAGGTGGGGCTGGCGGTGGTGGCGGCAATTTAAATACGGATTTAAACAGTGCTGCTGGTTCCGGTGGTGGTCAGACCGCTAAGGCCCGTGATAGCCAACTAAATTCCCTTAATGCTGCCAATGGTTTATTCCGTGCGCAGGAAGCCATTAAGGCCCGTATCGCGGTTGCTGAGCGCTCGCAAAATATCAGCGAAAAAGCACGCCTTGAAATGGTTGACCGTGGCGTCAAGCTCCTTGCCGAAGCTGCTGATATTCAACGCGAAAAGATCTCGCAGGCTGATAAGGATGCAAAGCTGCAAGGCATTGCGGATCGGTTGCAAGCCAGCCAAGCGCAATACGCACGCGAGATTGCTGGACTGCAAAAGCAAAACATTGATGGCTTGCCTTTCTACGCGAATGAGCTTGAACTTATAACTTCTGAATATGGCAAAAACGTAGAGGCAGCTAAACAGGTCACAGCTGAACAAGAAAAGCAAAAGCAACTTGCCGACAGCATTGGAAACAGCATTGGCCAAGGCATGACATCAGCATTTGATGCGCTGATCACAGGTGCTGATGATTTTGGTGCAAGCCTGCAAAAGATTGCCTCCGGTGTCTTAATTGATATTGCAAAACAGCTTATGCAAATCTATGTAATCAACACCGCCATCAACGCAATCTCTAGCTTCCTTGGCCCTAAAAAGGGTGGCGGTTCAATGTTTACTCCAAACTTTGCCGCGATGGAATTTGCCGCGAATGGCATGGTTGCAGCCAATGGAATTAAGCCTTTTGCAATGGGGGGCATTGTTGATCGCCCAACCCTGTTTAAGTTTGCTTCTGGTGGCGCTGGAAACCTCGGTCTAATGGGTGAGGCCGGTCCTGAAGCGATCATGCCTTTGAAGCGCGGCCGGGATGGAAGGTTGGGCGTATCTGGCAGCGGCTCTACCAACATCACCGTGAATGTCGATGCCAAAGGTACCAGCGCTCAAGGCGATGAAAGCCGTGGCGGCCAACTGGCTCGTGTCGTTGCTGGTGCTGTCCAGGCAGAATTGATTAAACAAAAACGGCCCGGCGGCTTGCTTGCCTAATTCCTATGGCCACTTTTACTTACACCCCTAGTTTTTCCGCTGAGCTTCAAGAGCGCCCCATTGTGCAGCGGGTTCAGTTTGGTGACTCATATGAACAGCGGGTTGCATTTGGTATTAACAACCAACCCAAGGAGTGGACGCTGCAGTTTCTTCAACGGACTAACACGGAAAGAGATGGCATCCTCAGTTTTTTGAGGGCCCGTGGCGCTGTTGAAAGTTTTGACTGGACTGACCCTAACGGCACGGCCGCGAAATGGATCTGTAGTGAATGGCGCACTTCTCAAGAGAGTTTTAACTTCAACAATATTTATGCAACATTTAGGCAGGTGTTTGAAGCATGACGACACCAACGTCAATCCAAACAGAGATCCAAAAGCTGGATCCATCAGCCATTATCGAGCTGTTCCAGTTGCAGCTCACGCTGGCGGTTAACGGTATTGACACCACCTTTTACTACCACGCTGGCACCAACTCTTTAACCACCGACGTGGTGTTTCAAGGTATTACCTACAGCGCTGCGCCCATCGAAGTAGACGGCTTCGAGCTGACTTCAAAGGGAACGTTGCCGCGTCCCACCATGCGGATTGCCAACGTCACTGGCGCGATCTCGGCATTGCTGCTGACCTACAACCCATTGCAGGCCAAGGTCACCCGTATTCGCACCTGCAAGAAATTCCTCGATGCCGTCAACTTCCCTGGTGGTGTCAACCCAACTGCTGATCCGACCGCCAAGTTCGAGGATCAGGTCTGGTACATCGACCGTGTATCAAAGGAAAATATCCAGCTCGTCGAATTTGAACTGGTCAGCAAACTAGACCTGACCAACCTGCAGCTTCCTGGCCGGCAAGTGCAGGACTACTGCCCGTGGGTCTATCGCGGTCCTGAATGCGGTTATACAGGCAGCAGCTATTTTGATGTGAACGACAATGCTGTAGGCGTCAGCACTTCTGATGTGTGCGGCAAGCGGTTTAATAGCTGCAAGATCCGTTTCCAATCCCAAGGCATATCTGACTACCCGCATGGCGGTTACCCTGGCTCCCGCATCCAAATCTGAAGCCGAGCGCCACGCCAGATCCGCCGCACCCTATGAAGCCTGCGGTGTGGTGATCCAAGCTGCCACTGGTCAGATGTACTGGCCCTGCCGCAATGTTTGCGAGGAACCGGAAAAGCATTTCGTCATGCACCCACGTGACTACTACCGGGCGTCCGTTAACGGCGAGATCCTTGCGATTGTCCACAGCCACCCGAAGGGCGGACCTGCCAGCGAACTGGATCAGCGTGCCTGCAGACAAAGCGGTGTGCCGTGGCTGATCTACTCCCTACCAGCGGACGAATGGTTGACCATCGAACCCTGATCGGCTTGGAGTGGGACGACGATGGGCGCGACTGCTACACGATGGTGCGCGACTACTTCCGGCTGCAGGGCATCGAGCTAAAGGACTTCGACCGCCCCGAGGATCTGCAGACCACACCCAGCATTTACCTACGCGAGGCGGTGGCACTGGGCTTTGAGCGCGTGGAGTTTGAGCAACGCCGCCCTGGTGACGTGGCGATCATGAAGCTTGGCACGCTGGAGCCGATGCACGCTGCGATCTTCGTGGAACCATGGCGGATCCTGCATCACATGAGAGGCCGCCTTAGTGCTGAGGAATGGCTCAGTAGTTACTATGTGAGGAGCATCGCGGCGGTTTACCGATATGCAGCGGGTCTGCCTGATGGGTGAACTTGGCGAACGTTTTGGCGCCGAGCATACCTATTACAACCTGCGCAACGCCGCTGATGCGATCAAACTCCTGTGCATCAACATGCCGGAGTTCAAGGATTATTTACTGGAATCAGAAGAAAACGGTATTGGTTATCAGGTATTGCAAGGCGGAGTTGATTTTGATTATGAGGATCTTTTACTGCCGTTTGGTGAACGTGAACTTGTAATTGTTCCGGTTGTGAGCGGTAGTGGAGAT